TTGTGAATCATTAGAGTAGTTACGTAAGTTTAAAGTTACTTGTGTATTTCCTGTTTGTGATAAAAAGTCTGGTACAAATCTTCTTATTTTCATAATAAACTCACCATCACCTCTAAACGTTGCTACACCTGATGATTGACCTAAAGCGCTTCTCTGTTGTGTAATATCAAAGTCTCCAGATTTAATATTGGAAGTGATAGCTGTGGTTGTTCCACCTTTTATTTGATCTGTTCCTGTTTCATGTTCAAAATATGTTGTACAACCATCTGTATTACCAACTACATCATAAGAATTATTGCTATCTGCATCGTATTCTGTAGCATGAGGTAAACCAAATATTGCTGAATCTTTCCATGTGCCTCTTGCTAAAGTTCCTGTGGTCCATACTGGTCTTTGTGGACTTGAGTCAAAGTAATTATAAGTTACACATCTATCGAGAACCGTTGATCCTTCAGAACAATAAAACCAAGTAATCTCACCAAATAAATTATTTAAACCTGCATTAATTAATTGTGATGCTGTAGTGTTTAAATTTGTAAAAACAAAATCTTCTACTAAACAAATCATTGATTCTAGATTACCTGCGTATTTAAAAAATCCGTTTTCAGAAAACCAATATGCAGCACCATCAACTTCAATTGCAGCATTCTGTCCAATCAATCCACAGTTTGTACCAACTTGTGCAAAACCAAATGTAAAAGGTGATCCGACAAAACGCATAGTAAACAAAGATGTATCGGACCATATATAGATAGCGTCCCTACCTCTAACTGCTCCTACAATTCTTGATCCATCTGCAAGTCTTTGTGTACCAGCTGTATTGGTTGCGGTAGGTGTATATGAATTTATATTTTCTTGATCTGAAAATCTTATAAACATTTCATCTTGAGTGGTCTTGTCACCAATAGTTGTTTCAGTTCCAAAGAATACTAAGTGACGATCTGGTGTAGATACTATCATATCTCTTGATGCAGTTGGTGCACCAGATATAATTGTAGCTCGTGTTGCTGTAGCGTTTGATGCATCGGCATTCCATTGAAAAACTTCTGCATTGTGAATCAAAGCAATTACAGTTTTACCAAAAGCATCAATACTCCAAAGACCTGGATCAAGAACTAAGTCTCCTGATGCAGCTTCACCCCATGCAACGTAATCTGATGAGTTAGTAACAGTGGCACCGCTAGAGTGTCCGGACCTTGTAGAGTTTCTAACTCCTCTTGTGATTCCTGTTAAGTCGTTTCCAGAAACTCCTGTGTAAGATATTTCTTCATTACCAACTTGAATAAAATTTGTTCCTGAAGTTGGAAAGTTAGTTGTGCTTGTTAATGTAATAGAAGTCCCTGATCCGCCGGTTCCTGCTGTGTCATCCAACAATGCACCATTTAAAGTTGTTGTAACTGCTCCTGATGCTTCACCACTCCAAGAACCTAATCCCCAGCCAAAACCTGCTAATTGTTCTGCAGGCCCTACAGTGTAATAAGCTTGAGATCTTATCCCTCCAGAAGTCGTGGCTCCTGATCCAGTTTCATTTGATGGCATGGTAATTGTAATAGTAAGTGCCGTAGCAGAAGTAACCATAAATTTTTTATCATCAAAATCAGATGCACCAAAATTAGATCCAGTTATCGTAGTAAAATTATCTAAAAGCACGATGTCATTTGCATTTAAATTATGAGGAGTTGGATAAGTAATCGTGACTTCAGCTGATCCATTAGTAGTTGTAAAAGCATTAGTTAAAGTTACAGTTGCTCTTATAGGATGTATGTCATAAAACACACCACCTGTATAAGCATATAAAATTCTGTTAGTTCCTATAATTGAATATTTAATACCCTCTTTATTAACTAGGTGAAACAAAGCTCTAGCTGCACCGGTTAATTTATTATCACCTAATTGCTTCCAGCCACCTATTTTTTCAGGTGTGCCATATCTAAACCTTACATTATCACCATCAACCCATTGACCTTCAGCTGTGGTTTCTGTAATTTGTTTATTAAATCCTGGTTGAAATCCTATTTTCTGTAGCATAGCAGCCTATTATATAACAAATAATTACTTTTGATATATATTTTTTAGCATAAAATCATGGAAACTCAAATCTTTAGATGCTGCTTTTTCCCATAATTTCTTTCTATTATCAAGTTCATTTACTTTCTGTTGCCAAAACTGTTTAGATAAATTTTCTTTACTTAATTTAGTAATCCAAACTACAGAGTTTAAAGTAGTAGGAGCCCAATTCATTCCTGCTGATATTGCGTGAGAGCCACCTTTTTGATCGTGATAATATGTAAAAGCTCTTTCGCTAGCATATTTATGAAACCCCTGTAATGGTGTAGATTCTAAATTAATTAATTTTTCTTCCCATGTTTTGTTAAAATTAGCTTTCCAATATGGTGTATCTGTTCTTTGAGTTAAAGCATAGTGAAAAGCTACAAACTCTGCAAAATTTCTAAAACTAGATTTGCATTGAAATGTAAAATTATCCTTATCCCATTGAGATATATGCTCTCTTTCTAGATTTCTAACTAGTGAAAATAAAAATTCATGCACTGAATACAAACCATTACTTTCTAATGGTTCTATGAATCCAGCTGCTAAACCAATGGCGGCTACATTTTTTACCCACAATCTTTTGTGAATACCAACTCTCATCTTTATATTTTTAAAATCTAAATCTTTGGTCCCTAGATGTTTTTGTAATTGTTTTAAGGCAGTTTCATCATCTACAAATTTACTTGAGTAAACATAACCTGTACCCATTCTCGACCATAAAGGTATGTTCCATACCCAACCATTTTCTATAGCTGTGCAATTAGTATATGGAACTAATTCTTTCTTTTTATTTTTATAAGGTATTCTAGTTGCCCAGGCAGAGTCATTAGGCAATAAATCAGAATAGGATTCAAAAGGTTCTTTTAAAGTTTCTTTTATCAATAAAGCTTTGAACCCTGTGCAATCAATAAACAAATCTGCTTTATGTTTTTTATTTAATGATTTAATGCCCTCTTCATTTTGTTCTATAGATTTTATATCTTCTTTTATATGAATTACTCCTTTTGGAATACACAAATTATCTCTTAGCCATATTGCAAATTTAGTGGCGTCAAAATGATAAGCTGTATCTGTATCAAAATTAAAAGGTTGAACTTTTGGATTATCATAAGATAATTTATTTTTATTTACAAAAGCCATTTGTGGAAACATACAATCAGCATAATCTGAATTAGATAACTTTGGATCTAAGAATTTTTTATACCACCAATCATTTCCTCTAGTAAGAGGTTCACCAAATGGGTAATGAAAGAAAGTTCCTTTTTTATAAAAATCTTGAAACCTAATACTTAGCTTATATGTACCATCAGTAGAAGATAAAAAATCTTGGTCATCTATACCTATAAAGTTTGTCCAGTTTCTAATACCACCTATGGTGCTTTCACCAACTCCTACTGTTGAAATATTAGGTGATTCAATTAAAGTTATTTTTTTATTTGGAAAAGCTTTTATTAAAGTTGCAGCTGTCATCCAACCAGCTGACCCCCCTCCAACTATTGTAATTTTTTTTATCATTCCCACCAAAAAATTATTGTCTTTCTATCTTTTTTTAAAACTTCATTAACACCATGCCATAATGTATATCCATTAAAAAAAGTCAAGTCTCCTTTATTTGGTTTGTAAGAGTTATTAGGAGTTATAAATTCGCCTCCCTCAAAGTCATCATTTAAATAAATTAAACTATTTAAAGCTGTATCTCTTACTCCATCACCTTCTCTATTTTGATGTCTATGAAAACCCGAACGACTACCCACGTTCCAATTTTGAAGTTGCACTTGATCTATTTCAAGATCAACATTTAATTGTTTACAAAGAAACTTTCTCACTTTGTTTACTATTTTTTTATCTTTTGTAATATCTTTTGATCTAACATCCCAGTCATAAACACCAGGACCTAAATCATTTATTTGTTTAAAATAATAATCACACAAATTATAATCTAAAAAATTTTTAAACACATGAATAGTTTCAGTGCCATCTTTTAATTTTATATGTTCAGACATTTTTCTTGTAGTAAGAAGGTAAACCTAAATGTGGTCTGTTATCAAATATATTTTTTTGTTCTTTAGAGTCGTTATAATGTAAAAAAACCTGCGCACAATTATCTCCTGTAAAAGGTTCTCTCCAATGTTCTAAATCACAACCTCTATATATTAATAAATCACCAGGACCTAAAATTACTTTTTTTCCTTTTTTGTTTTCTTTGCCAGATGGTTCTATAAATATAGGCCATGAATCTCCTCCTAAATTCATAGTACAAGATATAGCACAAGAAGGTCTGTCTTTGTGTCTTTTTAATTCGTCTCCTGG